ATGTTAAAAGTTAAAAATTTAGAAAGGAGGTGAAAAAATGAAACGAATCTCTTTAAGAGAATATCAGAGGGCAAGACGAGCCGGGCGTTTCTGGCTTGTTTTGTTCTGGATCTTATTTTGTTTATTTGTTATCAATTTAAAATAAATCATATGAAAAAAACTTTTGAAGTTCGAATTATTCGTTCCCGACGCATGGGGATTCCATGCATCGGAGTTGGTGGGGGAGCTTGGACTAACACCTTTGCAGGACGTTTTGTCTTGCGAGGGGGCAAGCTTCCTCCTCCATTATTTATTTTCCGCTCCGGCCACCTGGCCTGTGATTTGACACAGGCACTGGTGGTTTTAAAACCCGGGGATGTTTTAGTTTACATCTCCGGGCATAAGGGGGAGGGTGACCCTCTTGAAGGATCCCGTATTGTTGCTGGGGTCTTCAAGGGGGAAATCATAAAGAAAGAAAGTGGCGAATTTGCCATTTTCGAAGAGATTAATTTTCAGGGAGAGATACCTTCCTCTGTTTGGGAGGGGTTACTCTCCTATCACAATAGGGACGGCGATTATTTCGTCGCTCCCGTCTCCAATCAGCAATGACGGCTGGTTGGAGAAAAACAAGCGCCCTCATAAACGGGGGCGCTTTTTTTTGGTGGGGTTTGTCCTTGAAAAGTAAAAAAAGGCCCGTAAAAAACTATAAAAAAAAAATAAAGGGGTGGGGTTGATATGACGCCCCAAACCTCAATTTTTGTCTCATAGTATCATATCCTATAGTCCCCCACCACTAAAACTCTACCCCATACTTTTTCAAAAATTAAAGGTGGGGTAGTAGACATTCAGTCTAAAGGTAGGGTATGGGTTGGTAAAAAAAAGTAGGTGGGGGGTGGACAATAAGTAGGGTTGGTTGAGAGGTGCAAAGGGAATGCTAACCCCTCCCCAACCCATACCAAAACTATAGGATATGTATAAGTGTTAAATCAAGGTTTGGGATAATATGCCCCCCTTTCCCCCCAAAGGGTTTTTATTTGGGAGATTACTTTCACCCTGTGGTCTGGTCGGTTGTGGGAGTAACAATTGTTTTTGCCTCCTCCAATCTCCCGAAGGGTCATACTCCTCGCAAAAGGATTTAACCCTGTGGTTTTATTTTTATTGCGGCAACCACACCTTAAAATCCTTGAAAAAGGCCCTCCTACCATTTCAGGCAGGAATACCGCATACTTGCTATATACCAGACATATAGCAAGCCCACTTAATCAGACATAAATCTTGTCATGTAGTCTTGTTTTTTTCTTTTCTCCATTTCATTGATAATTTCTTGTTCTTCTTTTGGTAAATTGGGAAGAAGGTTTTCAATTTCGTTAATATGGGATAAAATAGAAGACTGTAGTTTTTCGTCTTTTAAAGAAAGAGTTTCCTCTTTTAACTGTTCCAAAAGATTTTTTATTTTTTCAATTTCCATATTTTAAATTATATTACTATTTTTTTTCTTTGTCAAGTATAATATACAATAAAAGTATGTCAGTTCCAGATTTGACCCAGTTTGTTAAAAAATATCTTCAAATGAAACTTCCCATAAACTGGCATCACAGACTTTTTTATGATATCTTATCAAATAAAATTATGCAAAAAGAAGATGGAAAGTTGTATTTTACAGGAGGGGCAAAAACACATTATGAGTATCATGCTAAAAATCCCAGACACAAAAACAAAAATATTTTGGTTTTAGCACCCCGTTTTCATGCCAAATCGCAGTGTTTTACCATAAATTATCCTATTTGGGAAATATATAAAAATCCAAATATCAGAATTTTAATTGTATCTGCTAACGAAGACATAGCTGTTTCTTTTAATAGGGCCATTATTAATCATTTGGAAAACAATCAAAAATTAATAGAAGATTTGGGTTATCTTATTCCCCAACATCCCAAAAAATGGGGAGAAAGAGCCATTATTGTCAAAAGAGACACTATGGAAAAAGACCCCACCATTGCTGCCATTGGCGTTGGCGGAAAACTTATTTCAAGAAGAGCAGATATTATCATCATAGATGATTTACTTGATATTGAAACAGCCAGAACCAAACAAATGCGACAAAAAACAAAAGAATGGTTTGAAAATGTTTTGCTTCCTATTTTGGAAGATGAAGGACGGCTTATTATCGTTGGCACTAGTTGGTATCGGGGAGATTTGTATGATGAACTTTTAAATGACAGTAAGTTTGATATCAGATTGAAATTAAAAGCTTTGATATTTGATGCCAATGTGATTCGCTCAGACGGAGCATATCGATATACTCTACCCTACAACATCATAGACTTCCCATATGCTCAAAAAGCGCAAGACATTTTATCAAAAGAAATCATGCTAAAATACAATCTTTTTCAGTATCTTAAAGATGGGGTTTTGTGGAAAGAAAAATGGTCATTTGAGAAACTAATGAAAAAGAAAGAAAATATGAGCAATGCTTCTTTTTTAAGACAGTATTTAAATGAGCCTGTGGTGGAGGAAGAAAAAGTTTTTTCCGAAAAAATCTTAAAAAAAGCCACCGAAAGAGGCTCTCAAAAAGCTCTTCTGCCTTACTGGGACAACTTAAATCCACCCAATAACTATCAGTCATATGGAAATTTAATCACTGCTATTGGTGTTGATTTGGCAATTTCAAAATCAGAAGAATCAGCCAACTCTGCCATTGCCGTTTGGGGAATAAATGAAAAAAGAGAAAGAATTCTTCTTTGGCTTGATTATGGTAAATGGTCGCCAGAGGAAACCAAACAAAAGATAATAGAAGCATATTACAACTACCATCCTGTTAAAGTAAAAGTAGAAACGGTTGCTTATCAAGATATGATGAGACAGGAGTTGGCATCTGATAATATTCCAGTTGAAGGATTTAGAACCACCGCAGGACGTAAATTTAATCCAGAAACAGGAATTGCTCATATTGCCATGTTAATGGAGCAGGAAAAAGTCATAATACCATCTGCCAAAACTAACAAAGAATATTTTTCAAAAGTCAGACAACTTTTGTATGAGATGTCAATTTATACCTACGACTCTCATGCTGGAGATTTGCTTATGGCTTCTTGGTTTGCTTTGGATACTTTAAGAGACTATGATAATAAAATGAGAGAAAATAGGGGGTTTTTTTCAACCAATGGTATTGTTGCCCAAATGAAGGCAGTAAAAGCAGCATCTCGTATTGTTCTTTTGGGATACAAACCACCAGTTTACAAACTTGCCGCTCAGTCTTTAATCTATGTTTATGTGCCAATAAATGCCGCCACTCTTGAACCCTTTTTTTCACCAGAAGACAAATTTTTTATTTTCTTCACCCGAGAAGAGCGGTCAATTGGGTATGTTTTTAACAAAAAAACTTCAGAAATTATTGGTAAATTAGACGGTGATTTAAATGCTTTAACTTGCGCCACCTTACTTGAAAAAATGGGATATTTTTTCAATACTGCTCAAATTGTAGTTGAAAGAAGCGGGGAGGGAGATGCGGTATATCTTGAACTTTTTAAAAGAAACTACCCCAATCTTTTGTGTATGCAACCAGATGAAAAAGGGTATCCAACTATGAAGGAGGGCTTTCGATTAACTGCTTCAAATCTTCCAATTATTATTGATTATTTCAAGCAAATTGTTGATGGAAATCACATTCAAATTCCAGATGAGGCGGTAGTTAAAGATTTGGGAGAGTTGATTAAAGTGGAGGGAAATAAATTAATTATGGGGTTTGGAACAGGACAAAAATTAAAAACATTGGCTACTGGAATTTGGCTACTTGACAACTGGGAAAATAGTTTAAAAAAAGAAAAAAGTAGTATAATTAGTAAAAAGAAAAAAACATTAAATGTTCCTTATTTAGTTTTTAAATAAAAAATTGTATAATTACTTTATATGCCAAGCATTTTAACCATTTACAAAAACAGAATGAGAGCCAGTCGCAGAGTTTGTGAACCGCACTGGGAAAGAGCAATTGACAATTACAAACACTATCTTGGAAGATTGGACGTTGGCAATACTTCAGAAAATCAATACCCTTTTACTTCAAAAATGACAATTCCTATATCATATGAAATAGTTGAGACGGTTTTGCCAAGAATAATTGGCAAAGATCCAGAGTTTACCCCTGTTGCTGTTGAACCATCAGATGTGCCATATGAAAATACAGCAAGAATTGCCATTGATATGGAGTATAACAATCCAAAATTGGAACTTTTAGGAGAACCTATATATTTAAAGTTGGTCAAAGGGGTAAAGGAGGCTTTAATTACAGGAAACGCTGTTTGGCGAGCTTTTTGGCGAAGAGAAAGTTCAAAAAGAGTAGTTTACACGGCTTCTTTAGAAAGAAGTGGACATAAAGACGCTGATATTCAAGAAGTATTAAAATTAGCCAAAGAGTTAAAAGCGGAAAATGAAATAAGGTATGGGAAAAAGTTTGTTGATTCTCCTTTTTTAGATGACTTTGATATTAGACTTGTTCCTTTTTTTCACTTTTTTCCAGATGTTTCATTTTCTGAACCAGGAAGAATGCGCTATCAAATTGAAAGGTATTGGATGACACCAGAGGAGTTATTTGAAGAAGCAGAAGCCTTTTCTTACGATAAAACCCAACTTTATGAGATTCAAAGAATGATAGATGAAAAAAAAATGGGTTTTACCTCTGAAGTTGGTAAAGATTTTTTACAAAGATATAATGATTTGTTTGCTAATTTAAACGACCAAACATTTTCCAATGATGATGACAAAATTCCTCTTTTAATCGTTGATAAGATGTGGGAAAATGGAAAGACCGTTCATGTTATTGTTAATGAAAAATATGTTTTAACAGGAGAAAAAGGAATGCCAAATCCTTATAATGTCAAAAAAAATCCTTTTATATTTGCTAATGATGTTACTATTCCTCACTCATATTTTTCAAGAGGAGAGATTGATGCGATAAAAAAATTAGAGGATGGGGTTACTGATATCTTTAATATGAGGTTTGATAATCTTATTCAGTCAATGTTAAACTTTTGGTTGGTTAATAAAAACTTTATCGCCGAAGGAGATGAGTTTGTGCCAATTCCAAACACAATAACATCAGTTACCGATGTTGATAGGGCGGTTAGAGTAATTTCAGGAAAAGATGTAACCGCAACGGCTTATAAAGAAGCAGAAGAACTTATGGTTTTAATTAAAAACATTTCAGGTATTCAAGACTATGTTAAAGGAGCAGAAGGTCAAACTCTTGCCGGAAGAACATATGGAGGATTAAGATTGGTTCAGGAAATGGCAAATGCCAGATTTATTGTTAAATCAAGACTGTTTGAAAAAATGGCTTTAAAGGCTTTGGGCTATTTTATTTTAGAGTTTTCCAGACAGTTTATTAACGAAGACAGGGTGGCAAGAATTATTGGTGAAACGGGTGATATTGAAGAAAAAACTTTAAAAGCCGCCGATTTAAAAACAATAAAAGGATTTATGGATATTAAAGTTATTCCAAACTCATCAATGGTTATTGACCAGCAGGCAGAAGCATTAAAAATGAACGCTATTGCTGATAGGTTTTTAACTCAAAAAGGACCATTCGCCAACATTCCTGAAGAAGTGTATGATAAGTTTTTACTTAAGTATCTTTTGGCATATGGGATTACCGATGCTGTTTACTGGGTTAGAGCCAGAAGAAAAGCAAGGCTGGAGCAGGAAAAAGCAGTAAAAGACCAAGACTCAAAAGAAAAAGAAGCGGATATTCCTGGTCTTCCAACCATGGACGTTGTCCAGTCTGACCAAATTGCTAGTCAACCATCGCCACTTTCTCAATTGTTAAATGCTGAAGGATTACCACCAGTTGAAGAAATAAAATAATTTGTTAAAATATGGTATGCCCAAAATGCAAAAAGAAAGTCAAAAAAGACAAACAGTTTTGTCCTCACTGCTTATTCAATGTTGGGCTTTGGGAAAGAGGTGGTTCGGTTGGTTTCGAAGTCTTTTTAAGAAAAATCCCCAGTTGGAGGCTTCATATAGACGATATGACGGAGGAACAGGTGTTAACAACTTCACCCAAAGAGTATGGGATGCCGTCAAAAAGCTACCAAGAATGGAAGAACTATTACGAAAACAGCCCACACGAGAAGAAGAAAATGAAAGAGTTTTACGAAAAGAAGAAGAAAATGAAAGAAGAATTGCTAAACTCGCTCAACTTAGCCGAACCGAAGGATGGGAAATAGTTGTTTCTTTATTAAGAAGCTGGGAAAACTTTTGTTATATGAACCTGCGTTTTCCTGAGACAAGAAAGGACAAAGTTAGTTTTGAGTATTTTATTGGGTTTCAGAATGGCGCCTTATGGGTAATTGAGGGTTTAAGAAAAGAAGTCTATGGAGCAGTTATTAGTTTAAAAAAGAAAAATGCCTTACGCAATAAGGAAAATAGAGAATAAATGGGTGGTGGTAAAGGCTGATACTGGAAAAAAAGTAGCCGAACACGATACTAAAGAAAAAGCCCAAAGGCAGTTAAATTTATTAAGAGCCATTGAACATGGATGGAAACCAACAAAAAACAAAAAAAGATAACTTTTGGGAAGAGTTAAAACAAAAAGGTAAAGTAAAAAATATTAAAGAAGAAGTAGTTTTTCATTTGACTAAAGAAGAGTTTGAAAAATGCCGATTTAAAATCATCAATCAAAATTACCGACTGGCAGAATGTATAGTTCATGTTGGTAAATTTTCTCATGGTTTTAGGCTTCATCCACCTCATATGTGGGATTTAAAAGATGGGGTTTTATATAAAAGAGTTGGAAAAAAGTTTGTGAAATTTGTTCCTTCTTTTAAGGAAAATAATTAATACTTGACAAATCGTAAGCAATAGTATATATTTTAACTATGGCAAAAGACAAACCATCTTTTTTACAAAATATAGGAGATGATGAGGAAGAAAGAGAAATTACTTCTGTTTTAAAAGAAAATAATGAGTCAAAAGAAGAAAAAAAAGAAGAACCCGTCAAAGAAGAAAAGCCACAAGAAGAAACAAACCAACTTGAAAATGAAAAGGAAAAAGTGGAAGAAAAACCACAAGAAGAAAAAACCCAACAAGAGCCTCAAGCTTCTTCTTCTGAAAAAACAGAAAAAGAACAACCAACCGAAAAACCTTTGTTTTTAGGGAAATATAAAACAAAAGAAGATTTTGAAAAAGCATATTTAGAACTTCAACGAGCATTTAATAGGCTTTTGGAACAAACTAAAAAGTCTGAAACCAATTTTGAACAAAAGCCAGAAAGTGAGTTTGAAATTTATAAAAAAGTTCCTCTTATTAAACCAGTTGTCCCCGACCCAGCAAAATATTATTTTAACAATGAAAATGGCGAGGAAGTTTTAGACCTTCAAGGATATTTAAAAGACACTCTTAACAACTTTGCTCTTTCAATTCAGCAAAATTTACTCGGTGGACCGTTGGCGTCTGCGGTGTTTTCTATGTTAAGCAAAGCTATCAATGAGGAGCATTTACAAACATTAGAAGAAGCAAGACGAGAAGAGGAGGCAATAAGAATTTGGAACAATGTTCAAAAAAATTTTCCAATTTTAGCCAAAGATGAAAGATTACAAAAACTATATGAAAAAGCAATTTATGGGGAAAAAAGAAAAAGGGCGCTTGAGGCAGAAAGAAACAACACCGAATATGTTGATTTAACTGAAGAAGATTATATTAATTTAGCAAAAGAAATTGTTGGTATTCAGCAAATTACTCCCACAAAACAAGAAGAGCCAGTAGAAAAAGTAAAAGGGGAGGCTATTTTAAACGAAGTAGGAAGAAATTTAAGTCCTGAACAAAAAGAGTTAGAGGCGGATATTGAGGCAATGATGGCGGTAAAAAGAAAATCTCTTTTTTAAAAACTTCTTCAAAAAGGTCTTGACATTTTAAAATTCATATTATCTAATATTATTAGATAGGTTTTGTTTTAGTTTGAGTAGTATAGCACCTTTAATTTAAAGCTTCCTTCGGGATACCTTTAAATTAAAGCCTATATGAAAAAACCAAAAACAAAACCATCGGGATTATAAGTTAATCTTAAAAATACTATGCCAAACATCTACGGTACAAGGGGAACAGCAACTCTTGGTGATTTGAGAAAATATGATGTCTCGGATAAACTTTGGCTTATTGATGCTGATTACGCCACCCTTGCTTTTTTTGCAAGAAAATTGGCCAAAAAACCAACAACCGACCCTGAGTTTAGATGGTTTGAGAAGGCAAGTCCATCTCGTCAAGATTCTATAAACAACGCCGCTGGTTATTCAAATACAGCCACTACCATCACCGTGGCAGATGGTTCTAAGTTTAAAGCAGGAATGGTGATTCAGAATGTAAATACTGGTGAGCAAATGAGAGTGACTGCAGTTTCAGGAAATGATTTAACAGTTGTTAGAGGTTGGGGAACAACGCCCGCTGCCGCTATTTCCAACAATGATATAATTGTCATTTTAGGAAATGCCAATGCGGAGGGCGCATCAGTTCCACTATCATTAACCTCACAGGCTGTTAAAAAAGTTAATTACACTCAAATTTTCCGTGAGCCTTTTGAGGTGACTGGAACTGAAAACGCCACTGAAATATATGCTGGAGGCAACGATTTGGCAAAATTAAGGGAAGAACATCTTCAGTTGCATTTAAAAGATATTGAAAGAGCGTTTTTCTTTGGTGAGCCAAAAGAAGATCTTAGCGGTCCTCAACCTATTAGAGCCACTGGTGGTTTAAGATATTGGATTACCACCAATGTTGAGACTCAAACTGATTTGACCAACGCTGAGTTTGAGGCTTGGATTAGAAGGGTGTTTGCTAAAGGTGGGGATAAAAAGCTTGGATTTTTGTCGCCATTAATCGCATCAGCGGTTAATTCCTGGGCGGCTGGTAAGTTAAACATGTTCCCGAAAGATAAAACCTACGGCATTGCCGTTACTAATTATCTTTCAATTCACGGCGAGCTTAACTTTGTGGTTGAGAAGCTTTTTGCTGAAAACCCAATTTACAATGGTTATGCTTTTGCTGTGGATATGGACCATGTTGCTTACCGCTACCTTAATGGTAATGGGAATAACCGTGATACGAAGCTTTTGAAAAACAGACAAAATCCTGGAGATGATAAAATTATTGAGGAATACTTTTCTGAGGTTGGTTTGGAATTGGCTTTAGAGGATAGACACGGTTTCTTAAAAGGGGTCCAAACTTACAGTTAATTTCCCAACTACTGTGCCAGTTGGTTACTCAGCACAGCGTTTGCTCCCTTGCGAAAAAGGGAGCATTTTTATTATTGACTTTAAAGTTAGCGTGTGTTAAATTATAAATATGGTGGTAAAAAAGGGAAAGGAGGTGATAATAAATGAGGTTTGTTTCTAAATATAAAGAGCATAGAATTGTTCTTATTCCTGATAGATACATTATTGACAACTACGGAAGAAGAATTCTTAAAAAAGGAATTTCTGCTGAATTTAATAACCACATATTTGAAACTGAAGACCCTGAAGTCATTAAACTCTTAAAAGAAAGTCAATGGTATGGTGTTGATTTTAGAGCCGTTGGTGATGCTACCCCTATGTCAGAGGAAGCAAAAGAAATTAAACAAAAAGAAGTTGAAAGCGCTCAAAACACATTAACATCTTGTCCTTATTGTGCTTTTAATGCCAAAACCAACCTTGGACTAAAAAGTCATATAAAATATGTTCATCCTGATAAAGTGAAAGAACAAATATAGTTGCAGAGGTTGAAAAAAAATTATAAAATGTGTTTATGATTACAACCCTGCTACCAATTTTACAATCGGTGTCAAGAAAGTTAAAAGAAGGCGCAACTGATACATCAAGTTTAAGAGTTGGCTATTGTAATGATGCAATAAGATATATTTTGGGGGTGTTTAAATGGAATTGGTCAATTAAAAAACATGATCTTGTTGTTTCACCAGGGGTTCAAGAGTATGTTTTAACTTCTCAAATTCCTAATTACTCAACTTTTAGAGGGATATATGAGGTTTATTTTAATGAAAGAAAGATTGACCCTGTTCCTTATAATAATAAAAACAGTGTTTCATCATTATGTTTTTATCTAAAACCAGATGATGTTACCATAGGATTTACAAAAGAAATTGATGGAACAGAAGATATTGATATTTGGTATTATCCAGAGTGGACTGATGTTGCCGATGCAACGTCTACTTTACCAATTCCAATTCCAGAATCAATGGTGGAGTTAATCTCTTTATATGTTAAACATTTAGTTCATGAAGGAAAAAGACAAAGATATGATTCAAGAAATGCTCTTTTGGATTTTAAACAAGTGCTTGATACAATAATTCCTCAACAAGGCTCTTCTAAAATAAAAGACCAACCAAAAAGAATATATAACTTCTTCTCTTATACCGGCTTTAGAAGAAAGTATCAAATGTAAAATCTTTCAAAAAATTATATAATTATTTCATATGCCACAAGGACTGGGTTTTTACAACCAAAGAATTGCTCCTATGCCCCGCCCTCTTTTGTGGAAACATGATGGGTGGAAAAGGGGGGAAAACTGTTTTGCTCAAGATAATGAAATAAGAGATGATGAGTTTTATGATGGGCAAAATATTGAAATTGTTGGGAAAGCCTCTATTCAACTTCCTCGTCGTGGAAGAGAATTATTTGCTACTCTTCCTCAAACAAAATTTAACGGATGGGGAATTTATAAAGACCCAGCCACTTCTACTAATTTAATGATTGTTATGGCTGGTGGCCGTCTTTATAAGATTGATACAGCAGGAACAGTAACGGAAATTGACCCGTCAAAAACCTGGGACGCAAATGCTAAAATGCGTGGGGTTCTTCTTCGTAATTGGTTTTATTTTGGCAACGGGGTTGACTACATGGCAAAAACAGATGGAGCAACGGTTGTTAAATGGAATGCGGTAACGGCAGTAACCTTAAACAGTGTTACCTTTACTGGCTCAGGCTCAACAACTTTAAGAACATATTGTGTTACTGCAGTCACTGATGTTGGAGAAACAGAAGCATCAAATGTAATTGAAGTTTGGAATCCTGATAAACTTGATTCCTCAAATTATAATACAATTACTTGGACAAGAAAAACAGACAGTTCAGTTCGTGGTTATAATATCTACCGATCAGAAAATGGTGGGACATTAAGACTTTTAGATTTCGTTCAACAACAGCCTTCTGGAGCAACAATGAGTTATAAAGATGATGGGGTAGTAGTTGCTTCGTTAATTTACGAAGCGCCTAATTTTAATACTACTGGTGGTGTAAAAGGAAATATTTTTGGCAAGTATGAAAATACTATATTTTTAGCTGGAAATAAAGAAGAACCAGACACTGTTTTTTATGGAGGGATTGGAGCAATGTGGGAAAGTTTTAATCCATCTGATGATGGTGGTTGGGTAAAACCAGGAAGAGGAGATGGGGAAAGATGCACGGCTTTAATTGGATTTGAAGACTTCCTTGTTATATTTAAAGAAAACTCAGTTTGGAAATTTGTTTTTACAGCTAATGGTCCACAACTTATTTCTGTTATTCCTCAATATGGTACATCAAGTCCTGATACTGTTTGGCGATTTGAAAAAGATATTGCTTTCTTTGGTTCAGATGGAAGATATAGAATTTTTGGTTATGAGCCAACTCTACTTAATGTTTTAAGAACAACCGATTTTTCAAATAGAATTCAACCAAAACTGGACACAATGGATTTGTCTATGCCCGAAAACATATTTGGCGTTGTTTTTGAGCAAAAATATATTGTTTGTGATGGACAAAACGCTTATCCTTATGATAGACGATACATTGGATTTTTAGGTAAATGGACTAACCAAAACTTTGATAGATTTATAGTTTGGGATAAAGGAACTGGAAAACAAAAACTATTTGCCGTTGAAAAAGGAACTGGAAAAATATATCAACTTTTAGTTGATAATGTTTATCAAGATGGCAATTCTCCTATTCCTTCATATGTAAGATTTAAAAGAATAGACGGCGGTGAGGATACAATCTTAAAGTATTTTTATTATACCAAGTTTAAGTTTCTTAATGGTAAAGGAAAGGTTTCTATTTCAACTTACAAAGATGGAGAAGTTTTTGTTGATGAAACAAATATTAGTTTTGAAAGTAGTGGTGGGATTGATGAGTATATGTTTGATGAACCAATGTTTGATGAACAAATGGTTTCAACTGATACTGGCGATATTTTGTCAATAGTTAAAAAACGACTTGAATTTGAAGCCTACTCTATATTTCACAAAATTAGTGTATCAGGAACAAATGATAATAGGGCTATAATTCAAACAACAAATGGAATGTATGAAATTGAAGATGTAGATTACGAAAGAGACGAGTTTATTATTTAGTTGAATTTTTTTGTTAAAAATTATTTAATATATATATGGCAGAATTAAAATATTTACCGCACGCACATAGACTTTTAAGTGGAAAACTATTGGCCGATCTTTCAGAAACGGCTACTACCGCTGTTGTTAATAACCCCCCATCAGCCTCAAAACTTCCAACATATATAGAAATTGAGTATGGAACGCCTAACGCAGAAGTTGTTCGGGTAATTGGGGTTTCTGGAAATACAATTACTATTGAAAGAGGAATAAACACAGGTGGGGTTGGAATTGCCCATAACCAAAATGCTTTGTATAAGGAAAAAATTACAAGCACTGCTTGGAATAAGGTAGTTGATGCAATTGAAAGTGGGTATTTAACCGAAGACCCATCATACATATTTACCCAAGTTTCTTCTTCCTCTTTTAAGATTACTGCCCCTGGTGTTAATAGAACTGGAATGTATACTCCAGGAAGAGCGGTTAGATTAAATGGCTCAATTATTGTTCATGTTGTCTCATCATCTTATTCCAA